AAGTCAACCACCGCTCAGATTGTTGATACCTGTGGAAATCTCGAGACGTATGCAGTTATCGACAAAGACGTGGCGGACCTCAACGGTAATACGGCGGATTTCCGCTTATCAGAGGTCAAGGCGTTCCTTGAAGGAATGAGTCAACAGGTTGCAGCCACGCTGATCTATGGCAACCAGTTCATCAACCCAGAGAGGTTCACAGGGCTTGCGCCAAGGTACAGCACCAAAAACGCCGCCAATTCCCAAACAGCTGCCAATGTCCTCGACGGGGGTGGAACTGCGTCTACGAATACCAGCTTGTGGATTGTGGTTTGGGGGCCCGACACTTGGCACGCTACTTTCCCCAAGGGTAAGGTTACTGGCCTCCAACACAGGGACATGGGTGAGTGGCCGGTCAGTGATGGTAGTGGAAATACCTACCAAGCTTACCGAGACCACTTCAAGTGGGAGATCGGACTAGTAGCGAGGGATTGGCGCTATGCCGTCAGGATTGCTAACATTGACATTACTCAACTCTCAGGTGTCAATGCAGCCAATCTCATCAATCTCCTGGTCCGTGGACTCTATCGACTGCCAACGGCACCTGCTGGAGCTACTACGATCCAAACCTCGGACACTCCGGAAGTTCGAGCTAACATGGGACGCACAGTCATCTACGCTAACCGTGTTATTCGAACTTACCTCGACCTTCAAGCCATGAACAAGACCAACGTTTTGCTTCGGATTGAGGAGTTCGAAGGAAAACCAGTCACCACGTTCAGGAGCATCCCAGTCAGGACTTGTGACGCGATATTGAATAACGAGGCTCAGGTGGTGTGACTTTGGACCAAAAACGTCTACAAGAGCTACTTTCATACGATCCAGAGACTGGAGTATGGACGTGGCTCGTGCATAAGCCGCATAGTAAAATGTATCCAGGCGACGTAGCTGGTAGGATCATGGATAGTGGTCGCCGCCAAATACGCATCGACTATGAATACTACTATGCTGCTAGGCTGGCCTGGCTTTACATGACAGGTGAGTGGCCTCAAGAGCAGATTGACCATATCAACCAGGATAAAGGTAACAATCGATGGGTCAATCTTCGTAAAGCCACTCAGAGTCAAAATAGCTACAATCGTGAGTGGGCAGAACGAAGTGGGTTGATGCGAGGCATTCAAAGGCACGGTAACCAATGGCGAGTTGACATTGGTAACCAATACCTTGGCCTCTATCCTCGGCTCGAACCTGCCCAAGCAATCCGTGATCTCGCCTTGTGGTATAAGGCAGGTCGTTTCGCTAACCTCCCTAAAGGAGAACTCAGATGATTCTTGATGGTTTACTCGCATTCAGTCTCCCCGCAGGCGATGTCCCTACGGCCACCGCCACATCCGGCAACATCATCGATCTTCATCTCGTCGGCATTCCTGTTCTTGCGAACAACCAGGGTGCTCGAGACATGGGCATTGGTGATGATCCAGCGCTCAAGCTGCTGGTTCAAGTTACAGCAGCCTTCGCTGGCGGAACTTCCCTTGCCGTGGCCCTTCAAGGAGCTACGGACAATGGGAGTGGTGCTCCGGCTGCATTCTCAACATGGTGGACCGGCCCGGCAGTCGCTCTAGCCTCGTTGACAGCCGGAGCACGGCTTTATGACATGGATATGCCTCGCCCTCCAGCTGGCATTGCCGTGCCAAGGTTCCTCCAGCTCAACTATGTCATCGTCGGCACGATGTCGGGTGGAGGGACTCTAAAGGCGTACATCGTTCTTGATCGTCACGATCAGATGTATAACGCGACTAACAACGCAGTCCTGGGTGGGTATGTCCCAGGTGTCGTGGTAGCTAACTGATGAGACGATCTACATGGTGGTGGCTGGGGGTTGCGCTCGCAGCTCTCGCCACCGCAGTGGTGGCACAACCAGTCACCCAAAATCAATTATCTGGCAACGAATGCTGGAGTGCTGGCCAGGGTCCAGGCGGTCCATCGCAATTCTTGTGCGTGAATGTGGTTCGCGGTGGAACGGTGAACTTTGCCATGACCATCGCTGGTAGTTTGACCGTTGGCACTGGCACAGGCCCAGTCGGATCAAATGGCGGACAACTGCTGATCACTGCACAACCAGCGGCTGCTACGCTGACTCTTCCACCCAGCCCAGTGGTTGATGGTGCCATAATCAGCTACTGTAACGTCACCGGGAGTCCCTTCTCTACTGCTGCGGTGACATTTGCGGCCAACACCAATCAGACGCTGAGCCCGGCTGTGACCCTTACAACCCAAGCCGCTACTTCCTGTACCAAGGTGCAATGGAACCAGGCGTCTGCAACATGGTACAGAATCCAATGAAACGAGCTCTCGTCGCCTTGCTGGCTCTGCTGTCGCTTGCAGGGCCAGCCTTTTCTCAAGCGGTAGGTCCACCAGCGTTGTTCTGTAACAAGTCGTTTACAGTCAGCGCAGGGGCCACCGCAATAACTCAGGTCGTAGCCGCAGCCTCAGGCTCAGCAGTCCATATCTGTGGCTACGACATCAACGCTGGTGCCGCAGCTGGGACCTTTCAACTCTCTACTGGGACCGGAACCAACTGTGGCACCGGCACCGTCAACATCACACCAGCGTTTTCTCTTGGGATAAACGGAGTCCTAGTCAGCAGGCCCGGAGCTGTTTGGTACTCCAGCCCGAGCGGAAACGCACTGTGCTACACAATCACCGGAACAGGCCCGATCAACGCCGTAGTGCTTTACGGCCAATACTAGGAGGTTCAGATGGCAAGATGGCAAGGCTTAGCTGCGTTTCACATCAACGCCAAACTCTACAAAGCCGGCACTAAATATGCCGACACCGTTGGCAACGCCATAGCTGGAGACATTGTGTACGCTCCTTTCGGCACAGCTGGTGGTATCTCTCCACTGCTCGCTCCGCTTGACGGCGCAGCTACGACACTGCGCAACGCCAGTGTGTTCGCAGCTACCCCACTTCCTTGTACTATAACTGGCGTTAACAGCATAGACGCATAGGTGCAACATGGCTAGGTGGCGACTACTAGAGCCTCACTACCTCAATGTCCCAGGAACTGAATGGGAGTATAAAGAGGCCGATCGTGAAACGGGTCGGCAGGCTAGGAGGGTGTATGAAGTTCCTCTGTATCTTGATCCAAAAGACAGGGCTGACCAAAATGACCGCGAGAATGAGAGTGTTGTCGTTAGTGATAGGTACGATCCTGCTCATCATCGTGATTACGTGTTTGTGGGTGCTCCTACCCCAAATATGGAGCCCATAGACGACGAGGCGCAGGCCATCTCACAAGGCTATATTGATCGGGGCGCTTGGATACACCCGATAGATTCGCTCAACATGACCTACTCCCAGTCTGTGCTGAGTGAATGGGAACAACGGATTGCTACCCTGTTAACACAGAAGGTCGAGATGGTGGCCCCGCCGAATGTTGCGGTTGGCGGCGTTACACAGAAGCAGTTCGACGATCTTCAGGGTATGGTTAAGCAGCTGATGGAGCAGAATGCTTCCCTTAGAGCTGAGGTGCTAGAGAAGCCAAAGTCAAGCTTTAGACGTGTGTGATGCTGGTAGACCTCGACCAAAGCGGCAGTAGCTGGCAGAAAGTTAGGGCTTGGCTAGGTCCTAGCCTTGGCTGGGTCGATAGGATTGTCAAGCCTGAGGTCTATATCTCGACACCAGGAGTGTATAATGTCCAGCCTGGCGACAGCATTTTATTTGTCAACTCTACTGGTGTTAGCATCAATCTTCCTGATGTTCGGGCTTGGGTTAATGAACCAGCTTATCAGCCGGCTACAGGATTTGAACGATCGCTTTGGGTAAAGGACTTTGGCTTTGCTGGGACTAGCAACGTGTTGATAAGTGCATTTACTGGCCAGACGATCGATACTCTTGCATCGACGATATTGTCTGTGAACTTTGGGTTGATGAAGCTGTGGCCACTAAACAATCTCAGTGGTTGGTGGGCGGATATAGGATCAGTTGGTGGTGGTGGTGGAGGTGGAGGCAATATCACAGCCATCAACCCGGGTGGCAACACAGGTCCGGTTGTTTCGTTTACTGCCGGTGCAGGACTCTCGATTAGCCGTCCGAGCGCCAATATCATTCAATACGTTGGCACGCA